GCACACAGAAAGGTCAGGCTCTATTAGAGATTATTGTCGGACAGCATTAGAGCGAATCAAAATGACGTTGCATATATTCATTAGGAGTTTCGTCTACTAGTCTTGCATTAAGAACAAAGGGATCTATTACACCAGAGCGGGGGCCGCTGTATTCAAGGCGTATCTCTCTATCTCCATTCACATCTTGAGGCCCATATACTGTTGCTGTTAGAGTGAAGGCACCGAACATGCCTGTTACTATTGCTGGATATGACATTAGAAAATCTCTCCTACATTTAAAGATACATTTGATTTAGTTGCTTCGATAGGGCTGCCACTTGCGTCTGAAGACAAGTTAAAATCAAAAAACCCTTGAATCTCATCGCTGCCGCCTGATGTTGTATGCTCCATCAAGAAAGACACTTGTGAGCTTAATCGATTCCATGATTCTTCCGAACTTCCACCAGTAAGATGATTACCGCTATTATAACTACATTGCACCCAAGTGTTTGTAGTTTGGGATGTTGGAGATACATATGGGTTTACTTCGTCATTAAGATTCGCGCCGATGGTTCTTGTTACGTCAAGAGTTCCATCAGTTCTAAAGATAACTTGTACTCCATATGTTGTTGTCGTTGATCCAAGATCAACATAACTAGTACCCATACTAGTAAGGTCCCAAGTGGTTCCTCCTCCGCCTGCTGCCATAACGCCGGCGCCTGCCATCATCCCAACAGAACCTCGTTGATATTTTGGAAAGTAGATATTTTTACTCGGTATAAAAATCATTATGATAGTCCAACACCCCAAACATCATATATGCTATCACTTACTTTGCGTATAGTGGCTACACCACCGCGCGCAACAGTTACATCTACGTCTGCCGGTGCTCCCGTTCCTGCCCAATAGCGTATTGTTACTGATGCTCCGCCACGTATTAAGCATACCGTTGTTGCTGCATTATTCTGCACGTACCACATAGTACCTGCCGGAATATTTGTTTGGCTTGCTTCAACGTTTGTGTACGTATCAAAGTTAGCTGTACCTGCACCTGCACCAACAAAGTAAACTGTTTGTGTTGCATTAGCTTGCTGGAATGGGGTATGTGTTGCTACTGTATCGAATGTTGTTGCATCGTTAATAACAACACCGATGCCGACTGGCTTAAAGTTGCCTTCTGCATCTCTTACTTCTGCACCAGAGATTTGATCTGTCGCTGTTTGCAATACTGTACGAAACGCTGTAACGTTATCATTATATAACCATACGGATCCGTTTGAATCACCTAGTATAGCTACTTCACCTGCTGCCACTTGTAGCGATAATCCGTTATCGGCACGTAATATTGTTTGGCCGTCTGGATCACCACTAAGTATTGTTCGTGCTGTGCCAACAGAGTCTTCTGCTGTAATTACTACAAGCCCGCCGTTTACGTTGTTTGCTATAGTAAAGTCAGTTGAACTAGTAATTAGAGCTTTTTGAGCCAAGGCAGAATCTCTAAAGAAGATTTGTTTGCTACTTGCATCACCTGCTGTATCGCCATCAACAATGTCTAATGTTCCTACGCCCGTGCCGCCTGCTCTAACGGATAGTATACCATTGTAGTATAAATCTACACTAGAGCCTGCATTACAATCAATGAAAGTGTTTCCGCCGCCTGTGCCTTTAATGAGATAACTACCAGAAGGAAAAACGCCGCCAGTTTCATACTGCGTACCGTTGATGTCCATTGAATTGTTAGTTGGATTATACGTAAAGCCTGCTGTAGTATTGTCAATTAATAGCCCGAAGTTACCAGACGCAAAAGCCGCAGTATTTGCAAATGCTATTTGAAAGTTAGTGTTTGCGCCACTAGCAGTTATGTATGGTACTACGCCAGAGCCTAAGTTACCAGAGCTTATGTTTGCAGCGACAAGTGATGTAAGTGACGCACCACTTCCAGAAAATGTTGTTGCTGTTACTGTACCTTCAAATGCCACACCAGTAACAGCGGTAGTTGCACCGCGAGTAAATTTCATTGCATCGGTGACTGGAGTAAATGGCGTGGCATCTGTAGCTGTGCTTAACGCTATGTCACCACCATTTGCATTCCATATCCAAGCGCCCAAGTCTGCACCTAAGCCTGTTTCTTCCATCGAAATTCTAGGCTGAGTAGAAGCTATTGAAAGAGCATTAGTTGCGGTTGTTGCAATTGAATTCGCTGTTAAGATTGTACCATCCCACGTAAACGTTGAATCACTATCAATGTCTGTGCCGCTTGTAAATACAGCAACTTCATTGTTAAGTGGCGTGCCCGATGATGTTACTGTGCCGGTGCCGCCTGTTGGTGCTGCCCATGTTGGAACACCTGCTGCTAATGTTAGTACGTGAGTATTAGTACCTGCTGCCAGTTTTGATAATGTATTTGCTGCTGACGCATAAAGTATGTCACCAGTTGCATATGTAGATTGTGCAGTACCGCCTGACGTTGCAACAAGTGTTGCACTAAGTCCTGCTGCTGTCCCTGTTGTATTTTGATTCAGTGTTGGGAAATCACCTGCGATAGCTATGGTCAGCGCGCCTGTCGTAGTTGTCGATTTTAAGATGCCAGTTGCGAGCGCATTAGTACCAGCAGAATAATCTGTGCCAGCGGTTGCTGCTGATATTGCTGTTGCATTACCCTTTAACAAACCTGTAATAGTTGTCGATAATGTAATGGCTGGTGTTGTGGTAGACGTTGCTACTGTGCCAGCTAACCCGTTTGTAGATACTACCGATACCGATGTTACTGTGCCACTACCGCCAGTAGCAGACAAGTCAACAGTAGCACCATTCAATCGTGCGTTAAACGCACCTGCTGCCGTTACCCATACATCGCCGTCTACTGGTACAGTCGGCGCTGCGCCTTCAGCAATGTTTAATCCTGCTGCTGATGTTGTAGACGCAGTAGTCGTTAACGGTTGATCGAAGTCAACTGAAGTACCGTCTGTTATAATTTTGTTTTGTCTTGCGTCAAATCTTATGCCCATTGTTTATCCTATTATACGTTTAGCAGATTAACGCTAACTTTCCAATCAATTGTATGTGCAGCTTCGCCGGCAACGTCAACAGTTAGTGCATCTGTTCCGTCGTCTGCTGCAACTGTTATAACCCATGTTGTTGCTCCTGCATCATCTGTACGATCTACTACTGTGCTACCAACAAGAGCCGTTGCAGTGGCTTGATTTCTAATAGCTCCGAATATTCTTTCAAATACTGTATCGCCAGTAGAATCTTCTGTTCCTATTATATGAATCTCAAAGCCAAAACCTGAACCTGATGCAACTGGAATTGATATGATTTCTGTTGTTGTCACCGCGGTTGTTTGTAGTGTTGCGCGATACGGACTTATTTGTATATCTTGTCCTGTATCATCTGTAAACATCAACGTGTTAGGTATATCGTCTTTGACCCAAATCTGACCAAACGTTGCTGTATCTGCAATCGCCGCTGCTGCTTCTAATATAGAGATAGATTTTTGTGCTTTAATATTTCCAGATAATCCAGAGCCTACATTGTAGTCTGTTGTAGTAAGAAAGTCAAGGTTAAAGTCTGTATCGTCATGGCTGAAAACACCATGCGCAGTACCGAGTGTGGGATTAGTAATTCTAAGTGGTACACGATCAATGTTTACTTGGCCTGAATTTGGGTGAAGAAATATAGAATCTGATGCTGTGATTCGGGCGACTGTTGCGCCTGTATGTCCCATCTCAATCCATTCAGTTGGATCACCGAACGCTTGGTGGCGTATCTCACCGCTGTCGAAATTGTTGTTACCTGAAAATATGTATCTGCCAGGCACTCCTGTAAAATTCATGTCACCACCTGTTAAGCTGGTTACACTAAAGTTAATGTCCGTGCCGTCAAGGTCGATAGCTAGTTTGTCTGTTGCTTCGCCCAATGTGAAGGTAGATGTAGCTGAGTCCCACAGAAAGTTAGCATCACCTTCGATGGTTGTTGCATCAGTCCATACAGCAAGTTGATTATTAACTGGTGTACCTGATACACTTGCTACACCAGAGTTTGCTGTTAATACTGCTGCTAAACCGCTACCGTTATCTACTAAGAACCCGCCACTGCCTGTAGCGGTCGAACGCGCTACTACCGCACCTTGATAATAAAGATCAACACCTAGATCAGGATCGCCTACTAGCACTGTACGCTGTGTTCCTGCTGTGGACGTCGATACTACGTTAATATGCGCACCATAGTTGTCAGCTTGAATTGTAAAATCTTTTGTACCGGGGTAACCTACGAAGCCAACACTGTCAAGGTTTGTGTTATCGCGAGCAAATGATACACCTGCATCCTGTACTTCGTCACCATTAGTTGGGGCACCACTACCACCTATACCAGTAAATGCAGCATATCCAATGAAACTTGATAGTACAATAAATGGACTTGATCCATCTGTGTAGAATCCTACTCCATCATTCGCAGGATCGCCGACAATGATTCCTGAGAGCGCTGGGTCGCCGATGTTAATTTCATTTGACGGACTAGCCGTACCGATGTTAATGACACCGGTTTTTACGTCTACATTGAAATCGCCGTCTTGGACTGTTATTACTTTGGACATTTATAATTCCTACACGTTGTTATGCTAGTATTTATCAATAAAACGGAAAAGTAGTAACCACGGAATTCAAGACAAAAAGAAAGGGACTCGAAAGTCCCCTTCTAATTTCTCTACAACTACGCTTAGAAGAATGTTACGTTAGAAACACTAATCTGTGCCAAGTAGTCCGCTGCGTTACCTAGGGAATTAGCTGTGTTGCTTAGTTCCTGGTAGCCGTAACGAGTCATGAAGCTTACTACTGGCTCGAACGTTGTTGGATCCATTACTGGACCTGTGCTCATTAGAGGAATGTAAGGGCAATAAAACGCCGCTGCATCTGTCTCTGTTGGGCCTTTGTAACCAATTAGCACTGTGTCGTTCGCAGCATACTGGTCAGAGTAGACCTTCATGCTGTTGTTCAACGTTCCAACAAACTTTGTGTTTGTAGGTGCTTCGAAAACGCCTTCTGTTGTACGAGCAAACGAAGATGTTGTAGCCGACTGCAATACTGTCAATGCAGTTGGGGAAACAACAGCCCAGTTAGCTGCGCCACGACGTGTGCGCGCTGCAATCAAGTTAGCCTGTTGGTTGATAAGAACAGCTAGTGCTGCGTGTTCATCACCGACGTATGTAGCTGTACCTGATACTGCGTTTTGGTCGAAGTTTGCTGCTGCCGCGCCGCTTAGTGCGCGTAGGTTGTTAATCAACTCTTGGTCGATTTCAACAGTAATTTCTTGGGCTAGTGCCTGCATAATTTCTGCTTCAATGTCGATACCATGAACTGACTGTGCGTCCTGTGCTGCCTCAAAAGTCCAACGAGCTGATAGCTTACGTGTCTTAGCTTCTACTGTCTCTTTCAAGATTTGGATGCTTAGACGGTTACCTGCTGCGCCTTCTAGTGCTGCTGTACCGGCTGCTTGACCTGCTGGTGTTACTTCGTTACCGGAGTAGCCACGTGCTAGATCGAATGGGCTAAGTGCCTCTGTTCCTGCTGTTACACCTGATGCTGTATCTGCATAACGAACACGAAGTGTGTGAATCTGACCAACTGGGCCAGTCATAGGCTGTACGCCTAGGATTTCGTTAGCGATAACAGTAGGCATTACACGTCGGATCAGCGGAAGCATAACCTTGTTTAATGTTGCGATGTTACCAGCGCCCGTTGCACCTGCTGTTGCAGACTCACGGATTTGCTGTTTGCGTGTATTTTCCAATACAACGTCTAGGGATGAACGACGTGAACCAGAAAGACCTTCTAGAAGAGCTTCCTTTGTCGCTGCCCACTTACTTTCAAATAGCTTATCGGCCATTATCTTATCTCCTTACCTTATTTAAGTTATATGATACCAGCCGCTCTTTTAAGCGCCTGAATCTCTGCGAGGGTTTCATTATCCTCTTCTGTTTGGGCAACTGAAGCCCTCTTATTGCCTGTCTTTGCAGTCCTTACTGATTCGTTCAGTGCGCTGCGTTTTGGTGCTGTAGTGCGTGTGTCTTCGTTTAGGACTGCCGGAATATATTTTTTAAATCCTTCATCCAGTTTCTCTGTCTTTACTGTCTGTAGCAACTCTCCCATAACGGCTCGTTCCTTCTTGCCTAGTGGGCTAAGTAGTTCATTCAGCTTCTTATCACGGTTAACGCGATCTGTTGCTGCATTTAGCTTGCGCTCAACTGACTCAGTTAGTTCCTTCTGTTTTGCATTTGCAATCTTAGAAGATTCGATCTGCTCGTTTAACTTAGCAACTGCATCCTGTAGCTTACGCACTTCACCACTCTCATTCAAGTGTGATGTCATGTACTCGCCAACGAATGTTTCGAACATTCTACGACCAAAATCGTTCTCACGCGCAGCCTTAATGTCTGTACGGAAAGAACCAATCTCTTTCTTTAGTGTCTCATTAATATTCTTCTCAATTACTTGAGCAGCTTTCTTAACGAACGCACGTTTTGTTTCTACTAGTTCTTGCTTGCCTTCGCGTACAAGTTTAACACGTTGTTCTGCTAGAGCTTTCTTATCACCGTGGAACTCTTTAACTTCTTCAGCAAGCTGCTTCAGTACGAATTCTTCTAGTTTGTGTACGTTGCCTGCTTGTGATGTACGTTCCGAACGGAGCTCTTTAACTTCTTTAGCTAGTGTTTCTGTGATGAAACGCTCCAATGTCTTAACGTGCTCCGCTAGGCGTGCGCGGTACTTAACTCTATCTTCTGCTAGTGCCTTCTTGTCTTCAGCGAATTCAACAATCTCTGACTGAACCTTATCGTTTAGAAACTTGTCCATAGACTCGACCATAATAGTTTTATCATGTTCGAATTTTTGTGCAAACTCTTCACGAAGTTCAGCAGTTAGTTCTTCCCTTGCCTCAAGTAGCTTAGAATCCCAAGCTTCCTGAATTTGGCCTCGAGCTTCCTCAGAAAGGTTTGAGCCTTCAGCTAGGATATCTGCGAACTTTGCCATGTGTCATTCTCCTTATATCTTAGATCTTTAGATCTTTTATAAACTTGGCGACATCTTTTGCAAGATATCGTTGTGCTACTTTATCGTGTGTTGCATCTGCTGCAAGATTGTACATTGTTTGGCCGCCGCGCATGTTAAATAGGCTCTCATAAATCGTTCTAGGATACGCGTCTGGTGCCGAAGGTTGCGCTACGATATCGACCGTTATGATCTCAAATTCGCTTACGCTGCCATCATTACCTACGTTGCCCGAACCACGAGAGCTAACGCCAAGTTTTGCGCCGCTTTCTAGCAATGTTCTCACAATTTGTCCTGTTGGTGTTGGTATAATTTTCAAACTACCGTGACCATCACGTCCTACCATTGTCATTTCTTCGATCAAGTGACTTACTCGATCCAAGTTAATCGACAGTTCTTCAGGATGGTCAAGCTCTCCCATCACGGTCTCCCCTTTCTGAATTCGCTCATTGATCTGTTGTACAGCATGATTGATTTCAGTCAGAGGATACACGCGCTGGTTCTGATTTTTTACATCGCCTTGGATGAAAATTCCCTTCATATAAAGGTCTTTTCCGCCCTTGGCTTCGACTAGCTCAATACCTGCTTTGTCGAACGACATAAATTCATATAGTTTATTCATTTACCTTACTTACCTTTTGGGGAGCCTGAGCTACCTAGTGGGCTTTTTGCACCTTTATCATCACCAGCTTTGTTCTTATCTGCTGCCGATTGATTTGACTGCTTAACTTTGATGTTTGAAGTTGGAGTGTTATCTTCGCCTTCGCCTACCTTCTTTGTAGCTTCGTCAGCACCCTTTTTAACTACTGGGCCACCGCCGTGATCTGCTTTGCTAGGTGCCTTAGAGAACGGGCTCTTTGTGTTGGTCGCGCCAACCTTAGATTCTTTGCCTGTTCCTGCTAGCTTACCTTCGCTACCTTGACCTGTGTCAGCTACAGCGTCTTGCAATTTTGTAGCTTCGTCTAGCTCGTCAATGATTTCTTCATACATACTTTCTTCAGTATAGTCATCGCCAAACTCGTCGCCTGCTGCAAACTCGTCATCTACTGCAACTTCATCTTCGAATCCACCAACTTCTTCTTCGCCCGCTTCATCACCAACGATCTGGTCAAACTGTGCGCGTAGTTCTGCTAGCTGTGATTCAACGTCCTCTAGACGCTCTTCAACCTCTTCTTCCTCGGCTGGTTCATCGGTAAAATCTTCTT